GAATGGGACCTGACGAAACCGAAGGTTGAGCGTGGCGAGCGTCTGGGCAAGGGGTGGCACATGCCTCTGCATTATACGCGCGGGCACTGGCGTCGGTGTGAGGAGGGGCGTGGGAAGGCTGTGCTGTTGCCGGGCAAGGGGTGGCACACATGGGTTGACGGGTACTGGTCTGGGCATCCGTCGTATGGGATCAAGCGTGCGGTGTATGCGCCGAGGATAGGAGAGAAGGGTGCAGTCAGAGATCGACATGCTGCGTTCGAAGGTAGCGAAGCAGCGCAGTGAGATTGCGCGGTTGCAGAAGGTAGTTGCGCGGCTGGCGGCGGATAAGGCTGAGTTGTTGCTGGATGTGAGGATGTACAAGCAGGAGTTGGAGAAGAGGGATGCTTAGTAAGGAACAGCAGGACAAGTTCTTGGATTCGTTGCCGGATGATGCGTCGATTGGTGACATGGCTGCGATGACGTTGGTGATGGCGACTGTGTATGAGCTTGAGGTTGACGAGTTCAAGGCGTTGATTTTGACGCTGGCGACGGCGGTTGAGAGTGGGAGTTATGAGAAGTTGCTGGCTGACAACCAGCGTCAGCGGAGGATGAACTGATGGCCAAGTGGCAAGAGCCGAGGATCGCGGACCTGTTGTCTACGTTACATCGGATTGAGCGTGTTGCTGAGTTGATCATGAACGACAAGACGGCTGCGTCGTACTGGAACACGCAGCGTGCTCGGGAGATCAAGTTGCTGGCGGAGATAGCGACGAACATTGTGAGGGAGCCGCTGAACAATGGAGAGTGATGGGATGGACATCGTGGCGAAGCTGGAGCGTCTGGCGTTCTACGCAGAGCGGGTGATTGAGGACGAGCACTACGGGAAGCGCCTCATTCTGGCTGAGGGTGTGGCTGATGTGGTCCACGAGGCGAGGACCGAGATCCTCGAGCTTCGTTCGAGGAGGGGAAAGAAGCATGGCGACGCATGAGGAACCGCTGCCCAAGTGGCTGGAGGCAGAGTGGAAAGCAGAGCAAGCAAAGCATGGAGGGGCGGATGAATCTGGTAGTGTTGACAGTAATGGCGAGCGCGAGCGTGACGCCGGATCTCGGCTACGTCGGTCTGTATCGGGACATGGATCAGTGCAAGGAGATGCAGGGCATCTATATCGAGCACCTCGATCCTGACGCGATCATGGTGTGCGACCCTGTGACCAAGAAGCAGCCGGTGCTGATCCCGCCGCCGAGGCCAGAGGGCCTGCGTGTAGCGCGTCAGCCTGTGCTGATACCGCCGATGAGGCCGAGCAATTTGGGAGTGAGCAAATGAGAAAACTGATCCGCGCTTTGTTGAAGCTGCCCTTAACGCCGTTTTTCCTTGTGGCCTCTGGCATGTTTCTCATAGCCATGACCATCATCCTGTTTTTCGAGTGGGTGTACGAAGCAGAAGAATACGAAATTGAGGACACGAAGAGAACACTAGTTGATTGTGTGCGACACATGAAGAAATGGTTCACAACGATATGAGGCCGAGAAAATGACAAGACAAGATGAAGAATATGTCAAGCAGTGCGAGCATATGCGAGCTGAGCTAGCGCGCTATGGCTCTCTGAACGGGCAGTATCGACAGCTAGCCAGCCGTCAGGCGGCTGAGTTGTCTGGCATCAAGGCTGCTGTTGAGCGTGTCATGGAAGACCTGAGGCAGGCGCGCCTCTACGAGTATTCTGACAGGCTGCGCGATGCGATAAAGGGAGAAAGCAAATGACCGAGGCGCAAGTAGAGCGGGCCGTGATCGAGGCATTCAAGGTTGTGTTCAGGAAGATGGAGGAGGGGAAGCTGTGAGTGACGACGATCTGGTGAAGCGGCTGCAAGCCGTTGACCACGACTCAGTGGAGGACTGCTTTCGACAGTCTCCGCTCTATGAGTATGCCGCCGACCGCATTGAGACGCTGGAAGACAGGCTGAACTCGGCTGTCTATCTTCTCACCGAGGCGATGGTGCAACTACGTGAAGGCAAGATCAAAACGCGCCGCAACCGCGCCGACATCATCGATCAGGTGCTAAAGGAATGGAGAAGCAAATGACCGACGACATCCCGACTCGCCTTCACATTCTCGCACGCGCCGCAGAGGTGACGAGCGGCGAAAGGCAGGATAGCTACGGCCCCGTAAAGATGAACCTTCAGAGGATCGCCGATCTGTGGACGGCATATCTAGACTGCGGCGTGACGCTCAGGCCTGAGTCCGTCGCATGGATGATGGTGCTACTGAAGATGGCGCGCTCGCGGGCCGACGGCTACCATGAGGACAACTACATCGACGCGGCTGCTTATAGCGCGATTGCAGGGGAGTGCAGGATAGATGAGTGAGGAAGACCTTCGCCGCGAGATCCAAGAACTCCAGCGTCAGGTCAACTACTGGCGAAGCAGCAGCGAATACTGGCGAGGGATGTGGAGCAAGGCAGCGAACCGCTTGCTGCGTGTAGACCCTGAACTCTCTGGGCCGATGACGACGACGGCTGAAGAGATCAGGAGGGTCGAGGAGGCACTGAATAAACCTGACCCGTGGAAGGATGTGTGATGTCCGGTGAAGACAGAGTGCTTCGAACGGCCTGCGAAAAGATTAGGGCTTGCGGCAAATGGTATGACTGCCGAGAAGCGTCGGCCATCGCCTTCAAGATCGTGTCAGAGCATCCATTGACGCGGGGGAACCCCGGCTACCACATGCCGCCGATTTTCTACAGCGGCAGTCCATACGGCCACATCATCGCAAATCTTGGCGCGAAGGAAATCGAACCGCCCGAAGAGTACAGCGTTGCGTATGTGCCATGCCATCCGCATTTCCAGTGGTGGGAGAGCAAGGTGTGGCCGGATGTTTTTGCGGAAGAACAGCGTGACGAGATCAAGCAGGAGTAAACTTGATGGCAGAAGGCCACTACCTGACAGACGACAGCGACCCCCGCATCTGCATTATGATGGATCAACATGTCTTCGACGCCATAAACGCCCACGCTGCCAAATGCGGGGAGCCGTTCGGAACTGTAGCCCGTGAACTACTGCGGTGCGCTGTCGAGGACGGGAAGCTGGACGAATACTACCCAAAAAAAAGAAGGAGGAGAAACCAATGGTACCGAAGCATGTACACATGACATGGCCGACGAAGGAAATAGTTAACAGTCAAGCCACTCTTGTTAACCTTGGCCTCCGTAAGCTGATCGACCTGAACCCGGACTGGACAGTGACGATCCACGAGGATGCCGAGATCGACGAATACCTAGAGTTCCACCTTGGCCGCAACGTCTGGAACCTGATCCGAAACGACCACATCGTCACCAAGACAGACCTGTGGCGGCTCATCAAACTCTACGAAGAGGGTGGCGTTTACTGCGACATCGACCGCATCTGCGACACACCGCTCGACGTTGCCATCCCAGAGGGCGTGAACTGGGTGCTGCCGACCTGTCTCGACCACGACTTTAGTCAGGACTTCATGGCGACGGCACCCGGCAACCCGGCCTTCGAACTGGCGGCGGCGTTGTACGTTGACCGCCGCACGAAGGGACAGACAAGCACCTACTACCTTGGCCCGCAGACCTACATGCATGCGGTGACAGAGACGCTCACGGGCTATCCTATCAACTCGGGATGCGGCCCGTGGATCATGGGCAAGCTGCGAGAGCAGATCGCCTCGATGCCGTTCATCGCCACGATGCGTGAGCAGCCGCCCTACAAGACGATCCTGCACAGGGGAGACATCGACTTCGACCATGAGCAGGCCAAGCGCGAACTCTACAAGGAGTTCGGCATGAAGCACTGGACGGGGGAGTGGTAATGTACGTTTCACTGGTGACCGGGGGCTTCGATCCCCTGCACGTTGGTCATATCGACTACCTCAACGCGGCAGCCACGCTCGGGGACAGGCTAGTCGTAGGCATCAACAGCGACGAGTGGTTGATCCGCAAGAAGGGCGCTGCGTTCATGCCGCGCAAGGATCGAGCCAACATCATCCGCGCTCTGCGGGTGGTGGACACAGTGATGTTCTTCAACGACAACGACGACACCGCCTGCCATGCCATTGAGCGCGCTCTGCGGATGTGGCCCGGTGCGCATGTCATCTTCGCCAATGGTGGGGACAGGACTTTCGAGAAC